CATCTGCCGGAGGAGTTTCGACCGGCGCAGGCTCAGCGGCAGGCGCCGTTTCAGCATCAGCAGCTGCAATGCCGGCATCCAGCGCCGCCATCACGTCGGCCGGCTGGTCGGTCGGGGTCGTGTCCGGCGCAGTGGCCGGGGTGTCTGCATCAACGTTCATCTATTGCTCCGATCAGGCTGCTTCGAGGGGATCGGCGGCCGGGGAGCCACCGGGAGGTGTAGGCGGAACGGGCGGCTGCTGGCCGCCATTGCCACCCTGCGGAGGCGGCGCGCTGCCGGGCACGCCCTGTGCGGGCAGCGCCGGCAGCGTGCCATCGTTCTGGGGGATGAGCTGGTCGATGTCGAAGCGCTCGCCGCTGCGTTCGGCAGTCAGGCGCATCAGCTGCTCCAGCGAATCGGCGATGGACTCTGGCGACGAGCCGCGAAGCTGGCCGATTTGGGTCACGCCCTGCTGCAGCAGCGGCAGCAGGTTGGCCCACGACTGGCGCTCCAGCGCGGTGTTCGGCTTGCCCGACGAGCCGGCGCGGATCTCGATGCGCATGAACTCGGCCAGGTCATCCGGGCCCTGATACGGCGGCCAGAAGGCGGTCGGCCCGGCGATGAAGCGCACGTCCTCGTCGCTGAGGTACACACGGGCGATCTGGCAGGTGTATTCGGCCAGCTCGCTCAGGCGCATTTCCATGCTGTCGCGCCGGCTGCTGCTGCGTGCCTGGAAGCCCTGCTGCTGGATGTCTGCCTCCGTGGCGGTCTTGGCCGTGTTGATCGACCCGGACAGCGCCTCCTGCACGCCCCAGATCCGCTCCAGCGCCGCCTCGATCTTGCTGCGGTCGTAGGCGGCCGGATCCATCTGGTTGTAGGTGATCGGGACCAGGATCGTGCGCAGGTCAGCGTTCGGCTGGGTGGTGTTGATTGCCACCATCTCGCCGATCTTGGCCTTCTCCAGCTTCTTAGCCTCCTCCTCCGTCATGGAGCCAGCGTTGAAGGCGGTCTTCGGGATGATGCGGCGGCGATGCTCGGTCTCGGCCGACAGGCTGCGGTTGTACTCGTCCGTCAGCTTGATCGACCGGCTGACCAGGCTCTGCGGGTGGCGCTGGCCGTCCACTTCGGAGGTCGGGAACACGAAATACGGGTAGAACCGAGTCGTGGCCGGCGGGTTGAAGCCCGGCTTCACCCAATACGGGACGCCGGTGATCATGGTCAGGACGGTGTTGCTCTCGGCGTCCCAGATCTCGACCAGACGAACGTAGCAGCCGGCGGTGGTGTCGCCGTTGGTGGTGAACTCGTCGGCGTCCTCCGCCGTGGCGCTGCCGGCCGTGACGTTGACGCTCTCGTTCTTGCCCATGCACGGCTTGCGCGGCGCGTACCGGGCGGCCTTGCACATGATGCTGGCGGCGTCGCCCTTGGGGTCGTACTGCGCCAGATACGGGCCGAACTCGGCCAGCGCATCGTCGTAGCGCATGTACGAGATCTCGGCGTTCCACGGCGCGTCGACGTGATTGGAGATCGTGAAGCCCGGCGCCACCTGGAAGTTCTCGCCTGCCACGTTGTCGATCACGTAGCCGCGGGCAACAACCCGCTCGGCCCCGTTCTGGATGGTGGCCAGCTGGCGCTCCAGCTCGGCGACCGTCGCCTCCTGGTCATTGCCGACCATGCCCTTGATCGCGTCCCATGCGCGAGCGCCGTAACCTGCGGTGCCGTCGGCCAGCTCCTGCTGCAGCGCCTTGGCCCGGGCAATGTTCTGCTGCAGGTCATTGATGGCCGTCTGCGTCTCGGGCGAGATTTCCGTCCGCTCCTGCCACGACGCCTTGATCACGCCAATGCCGATGGTCAGCGACGAACGCACCCACGGACGGCCGCGGCGCTTCAGCTGCGCGTCCTTCCACATCTGGGTGCCGACCGCTTCCATGGTCTCGGCGAACTGCTTCATCTCGCGCGAGCGCTTGGCGTACTGCTTGCGCAGCTTCAGCACCTCGTCGGTGACCAGCTTGTCCACCGCGCCGGTGGCCAGGTAGCCCTCCTGCGCCTGCTGGCCCTGCTGGAATGCCTCCTCCGGGCTCACACCCATGGCGGTCTGCTGCACGGCGATCTGCCGGCCGACCTCCATTGCATCCTGCTCAGCCTGCTGCTGCAGACCGGCCATCAGCCCTTCGTCCGACTCCACGATGTCCCGCAGCTGCTCTGGCGTTGGCATCCGGTGCGCGGGGCCTGGCGACACGTCGAAGTCTGGATTGCGCGCGTAGAGGAACGCTTCCAGGTTGTCGATGTTGGTCCCGATGATGTTGGCGTCGACCAGGAAGCCAGAGTCGCCGCGAGCCTGGCGCCGGTCCTTCGCGTACTGCAGCCGCGCCTCCTCGTCGTACTTCCGGGCCTCCTCGAACCGGGCCGACCAGCGCCTTACGTCCGCCTGGATCTGGCTCAGCTGCTTGGCGCGCGCCGGATCGGGGTCAGCGGCGGCCGCGATCCCGGTTTCGAGTGCTGCGATGGGTTGGTCTGCCATGGTCGGGCCGGTATTCGAACTGGCCCCAAGGTGCCCGAGCTGCCGGAGGCATCAACGGTAGTAGCGGGCGGTCTTCTCGTCGTCTTCGCGGTCGGCGGCGTCGCGCTGCTTGAACCACGGATCGGTGAACGGCGCTGGCGGCGCTGGCTTGGCCTCGGGCGGCAGGCTGCCGTCGGCCATCAGGTCGATGCCTCGGCCGAAGAGGCTGCATACATCCACCATGTCGTCGCGGCGGCCGTCCTCACCGGTGAAGGCGCACAGCTGGTCGATCAGCCTGTCGCCCCACTCAGTGTTCGGGATGTGCACTGACCCGGTGGCAGCGCGGGCAGCGAAGCCAAGGGCTCGGTCTGCCTTGCTACCGGCACTGGCCAGCGGCACCCGATGCACGAACGTCTGCGTGGCCTTGGCCGCGCGGCGGATAGCGCCGTCAGTGGTGCGCAGGATGACGCCCATCTCCTCGAACGCCATCACCGGCTTGTTGCGCCGGCCCATCTGCATCAGGGCGGCGATCCACACCGATGGGTCTTCCTGCCCACTCCACCAGTCCACGAACCACATGTCGCCCACGTGGTCGAGGCCAGCACAGCCGTGTTCGGTCCAGTCGGGGTCGGCCTCGGGGTCGTCCGGGTCCGGCGCCCCGGCATAGTCGCTCGCCAGGTACTTGCGCAGTCCCTTCGGCTCGTCGCCCGGGTTGAAGCGCTTGAACCAGTGGCGCTTGAACAGGATGCCGGCCTTGGCCCGGGGCTGACCGCCGAAGATGTGGTCGTGCAGGTCCTGCGACACGGCCAGCGTCTTCAGGCGCTCCGTCTCCATCGCCGGGTTCCACCATGGGTTATCCAGCCAGTTGATCTGGATGACGATGGCGTCCGGGTCATCGCCGAGCACCCAGCGCTTGTAGGCGTAGTCGTCCTGCTGGTCCGGGTTGAAGGTCACCCAGATCTCGGCGCCGGTGGTGCGGACGATGGTCGGGATCAGCTTGTTCCAGCTGTTGGCCGAGACGTTGGACGCCTCCTCTACCCACACGATGGTCGCCCCTTCGAACGACTTGATGCTGTCGGCGGTGTGGTCCTGCAGGCCCGTGAAGCTGAACGTGGAGCCGGTCAGGATGCAGGTGATCTGATCCTCGCCCTGCTTGTTGATCTTGAAGTAGGCCGAGAGGCCCATCCGGTTGATGTAGTCCTCAATCACCCGCTTGGAGGACTGCGCGATCGACTTCTGGATCTCGCGCACGCACAGGATGCGGTGCTTGGCCTGCATCGACAGCATCACCAGGATCTGCGCCACGGTGTGCGACTTGGCCGAGCCGCGCCCGCCGTACAGCACCTTGAACTGCTTGGGCTTCAGCACCGGCAGCAGCTTGGCCGGAATGTGCACCGGGGTGTGCGGTGCCAGTGGGTTCGGCTGGGCCGACACGGTCACTCGCCCTGCTTGGCCGGGACCACGCCCATCACGTAGAACGGCGGCGGGGCCGGCAGCTTCTCGCCGTCGGCGTCGGCATGCTGGACCTTGTCGCCGTACCGCTTGGCGTTCTCCTTGCCGGACTGCCACTTGATGGCGTCCATCATCACGCGGGCAGCGGCCGGGTCCAGTCGGCCGTCCTCGACCTTCTGCATGATCTCGTCCAGCCGTTCGAACCGAGCATCGGCCCGGCTCGCGCGCGCGCGCATGTACTGCTGTCGGAAGGAGGCGGGATCATCCTCATCCCCACCAGCATTAGCAGCCAGCCAGCGGAAGATGGTCCGGGCGTCAGGCATACCCTCGGTCTCGCCGATCTTGGCGATGCTGTCCCCTTGGGCGATCAGGACGCACACACGCTCGGCCAGGTCCTGCGTGTACTTGCTCGGGCGGCCGATAGGCTTTCCCGGCTTCTTGGCCGTGCTGGCAGTTGGCTTACGCGGCGCTGCCATGGTTCTCCCACATAGGGATGATCCGAACCGGGAGCCCGCAGAAGCGAATGCCATCAGAGGGCGTCTCGCCCGGGCCGTAGGGAACCATGAGCCGTTCCATCTCCGCGCTCAGCTGCTTCTCCTGAAAACTGGTAATGACTAGCTCGGATGGCTCCTCGCCGGTTCGCTCAATGGCCTCTCGCCTCTGCCGATGCAGTAGATCGACCACGGACTCACCATGCGTATTTTGAATGCTCATGCGCCCTCCTGAATTGATTGCAGTGTGCCAGTGCTGGCCTTGGGCTGCTTCACGGGTAGGCGCTCCCTCGCTGGCCTGGCTCATTGCTCCCAGTGCACTCGTGCCGGTGGTCGTTGGCCTTCGGGCAGCGCTTGTTACCGCAGGTCGGGCAAACAACCATGCGGATATCGTCCAGCGTCATCGGCCGCAGGTCGCGGCAGGCATGGCACCAGCACTGATCAGTCCCCCAGCGGACACTCGCCCCACGGATTGCATCCATGCTCCGGCGCCGCGCATGGGCATCGGCACCCTCTTGGGCACGGTCAACCATCTCGCGCCCGATCCTCGGTTTGAACAGACTCGCCCAAGCCATGATGGTGAAGAAGCCGAACAGCTTGGCGCGGCTGAACTCAGCCATGGTCGACCTCCGCCTGCAACCGCACCTGCCCCTGCCGGGTGATGCCGAAGCGCTCGCCCTGCTCCTGCGCGTAGCCGTGGCTCACCAGCGAGTCGAGCAGCGAGTCGCCGCCGCGGTGGTGGTCGCGCCACTCCTGCCGGGTCAGGCTGAATTCGCTGGCCAGGTGCTGCAGGCCCTGCGTGATCGGGTCCAGGCTCACGGCAGGGCCTCCTCGGTCCCACGGGCGATGAGTGACACGGCTCCGGGCTGCACCCCTTCCCCGCCGCCGCAACGCGGCAACCCGCTCCCTCGGCGCTGGCTGTTACCCACCTGCCAGCTGGGGCTACCGATATGTCCCTCGGTAGACGGGCGCATGTACGCGGTCACGCGGCCCGATCCGGTGCGCCGAACAGGTCGAGCTGCACGGGCATGGGCCGCTTCCGTGGCGCCGGCGTGGCGATGCCCAGATGCTCCAGCATGTCCTCCAGCACGTTCGCTGCCGCCTCGGCGGTCACACGGGGGAAGCTGTACTTGCCCACCAACCATGGCCAGTACGGAGACTTCTCGCCCTTGCGGGCCATCTCCACGGCCACCGGCTTGTCCTCGGCCAGGACGAACGCCTGCGAGGTCTCCGGGTTGATCAGTAGGTAGCTGGCTACCGTGCATCCGCGTTGGTTCTCTGCGATTCGTGGAAGGATGGCGTTCAGGGCATCTGCCGGGTTGGTAGGGTCAACCACGCAGACCACGCGCGGCTTCCAGACCTGCCGGAACGGAACACCCTCAGTTGTACCGGTGCGGCGCGGAGCTTCAACGGATGCGGCCATGTTTCGACCTCCGGTGCGGGGTTGGGATACCTGGCTCATGGGCGTGCCTTCCTACGGTTGATCTCGCGGCGCATCAGCTGCGCTTCGGTCTTGAGCGCGCGGGCCTCGTGCAGCACCTCGCGTACGTCGTATCCCTGCCGGTGCAGGCTGAAGATCTCGTCGGCCAGGGCGTGGTCCAGCCTGGCGACGATCTCCAGCTCTGGTGTCGTGTACTGGCTGAAGGTCGGGGTCATGGCACCGGCCCTGCTGTAATCCGCACCACCACCTGGCCACCCTTCCGGACCTCGTTGCTGACCAGCGGGTGGCTGATGAACCGCTTGTCATCGATACCCAGCGCGTCGGCGATGCCGTCCCGGTACGGCTTGAACCGGGCGAGCATGTTGTCGTCGTCTGGCAGCAGCTTGGTCGGCGGGTGGAAGGTCACGTGCAGGTGCAGGCGGCCCTCTGGCAGTGCCCAGCCCTTGCACCCAGCCTCCAGCGCGGTGACGGCGCCGAGGTGCCGCGCCAGCCGGGCAGCGCCGGACCGCTTCGACCAGTGCACACGGGCATTTGGGGACAGCCGCTTGTCTGGCCACGGCAGAATCAGCTCCTTCATGCCCGCACCCGCAGGTAGCCCTGTTGCCACAGCTGCAACATGGTCAGGTCGTGCGCCCGCTGCCAGATCTCGGCCTTCTCCTCGCGGGTGAAGCGCTTCCCCTGGTCCAGCTCGCGGTGGCAGCTCCGGCACCCGCTGGCGAAGAAGCAGTCGTGCGCCTTGATGCTGCCGCCCTTGCCGTGGCGGGACTGGTTGCTATGGCACGGCTCGCCCGGGCCGCCTTCGCACACCCCTTCGATCTGCAGGGTGCAGTTGAGCTGGTAGGCGAGGTCCAGCAGGGCGCGGTCACGGTAGTTGCCGTGCATCACGCTATCCCCCCGCATACAATCTCGGCATTAAACACAGGGGATGTGGCATGGTCGACACGGTCAATTACTGCAGCTGGGTCGCGAAGTCCTTTTGCATCACACAGAGCGAATGGGCCGCCTGGACCCAAGCAGTCCTTACGGTAGCAACCTTTGCAGTTGCTCTTTGGCGGCAAGAACTTGCTACCAAGAAGGCTGCACAAGAGAAGGCTGATGCAGCCAAACTTCTGGAGGCAGAGCGCCGCAAAACTACGCTCATGCGCGGGAGAGCTACTGCAATTTCGCTCAGGAGTGAGATCACTCATTTTGCTTCGGTGTTGGAGGCTGTGATGGAGCAACCCATCAGGGACACACCATCGGTTACGTACAATGCGATAGAGCCTCATCTCTCTATCCGCCTTCGAGCTACTGAAGCGCTTGACCTGATGGGCGCCGCAGACTCTGTCTTGAAGGTAGTTCACGGCGCCCAGAGCGTGTACACATACCTCCTCAGCTGCAAAAACCTGGCCAGTTACGAGACTGGTCACCTTGATTTTCTGAAAACTACAGCTCAAAAGATGTTCCCGATCGTGCAACGAGCGGAAACGGAGGTCGGGGCCCTGCTTTACATCACAGAGAAGGAGGCCGCTGACAGTGCGGGTCATGCAGCCTCCTGAAAATCGCGTGGGTTGAACCCAAGTCCCAGTAGCACTGTGTCAGACCAGTGCACTGACTTTGCCGATAGCCCTTGTTCGTCGGGGTGATCTCCAATCTGAAGAAGTGCGGTGATCGCCTCAGCTGCCTGTGAGCGCGAGAGTTTCAGACTAGAGCCGCCAAGCATGATGAAACCCTGCGCACCCTCGCCGCGGTGGATGGCGGGCATCATTCGCCAGCCCAAGATCGTCCCGGCTACCATATGGCGCCAGTCGTCCTTGCTAAGTCGGTTGCCGTGCCATGACAGCTGCTCGGCCAAGTCGCCACAAACGGCATTCAGCATCCTGCGCTGCTTGTCAGTCATGCCGCCGGAGCCATCCAGCTTCCAGTCATTCGGTGAAATCGCACTCATCCCCGCTTCCTCCTGATCTGCTCGTCTCGTTCGTCCCAGCCGGCCAGCCAAGCCCGGCGCAGCGCCAGCCCGTCCTCGCCCATGGCGTAGAGCGGGACCGAGTTGCGGTCCTTGTGTGCGTCGCGCATCCACCGGCCGGTCTGGCGGGCGCGTTCCAGTTCGTATGCCGGGACCATCAGTCCATCCCCCCGGAGCGCTTGCCGCCTGTCTGGTGCTGCGGGACCACCGGGTCTTCGCCGTCGTAGTCATCGATGCGGCCGTAGGCCAGCGCGTTGCGGCCCCAGGCGCGGCCGGTCTCGCCCTCGCGCTGCTTGGCGATGATCATTTCCACGAAGCCATCCAGCGGGGAGCGCACGCCCTCGCGCTCGCTGTAGTAGTCGTCGCGGTACAGGAAGACGATCAGGTCGGCGTCCTGCTCGATGTTTCCCGACTCGCGCAGGTCGGACATCTGCGGGCGCTTGTTCTGCCGGGTTTCCAGCGAACGGTTCAGCTGCGACAGAAGCACCACCGGGCAGCACAGCTCCTTGGCCAGCTTCTTGAAACCAGCGGTGATGTGGCCGATCTCTACCGTCTCGCGGGTCTTGCCCGGCAGCGGCATCAGGTGCAGGTGGTCGACCACCACCAGCCCGATCGGGGCTTTCATCCGCTCGCGCCGGCACCGCGCCACGATCTGCTGCTCGGACAGCCCGGCCGTGTCATCGATCAGCAGGCCCGACGCGTTGAGCTGCTTGGTCGCCTGCGTGACCTTGCTCCAGTTCTCGTCGTCCTTCTCGCCGGGCTGCTGCAGCCACGCCAGCGGGACGTTGGCCAGGGAGGCGATGCCGCGGTTGTAGATGCTGGTGTCGGTCATTTCCAGGTTGAACACCAGGCACCGCTTCCCACGCAGTGCAGCGGCCACGGCCACGTTGATGGCCCAAGCCGACTTGCCCATGCTCGGGCGGCCGGCAACGATGATCAGGTGCCCGTCCTGCAACCCGCGCGTGCGGCGGTTGAAGCCCGTCCACGGCGTGAGGAGTCCCAGCGCTTGGCCGTTGTTCTCTACCCTACTGGCCAGCTCCTGATACCAGCGCCTGCCGATCTCCTTGGCGCCCTTCACCGAGCCGCGCCGGATGCTGGCGATCTCGGACAGCGCCTGCGTGGCGTCCGCGACGATGACCGAGGCGTCCTCCCCTTCCGGGTTGAACCCCTTGGCCGACAGCTGGGCGCCAATCTCGATCAGGCGCCGCTGCGTGGCCTTGCCCTTCACGATCTCGGCATAGGCGACCACGTTGGCGGCGGAGTGTGTGGTTGCGGCCAGTTCGATCAGGTAGGCGCCATCGCCAACCATCTCCAGCTCACCGCGTTCCGCGAACCAGTCGCCCATCGTCACCGGGTCGAACGGCTTGTCGCTCGCAGCCAGGTCCACGATGGAGGTGTAGATCAGCTGGTGGTCGCGGCCGTAGAAGTCCTCGGCCTTCAGCCACTCGGAGACCTTCGGGAACCCCTCCGGGTCCAGCATCAGCGCGCCCAGCACGGACTGCTCGGCGTCGCGGGACTGCGGCAGCTGGCGCAGGTCGTCGTGCGGGAAGTCAGCCAGGACCGCGTTCATTCGGCCTCCCCGGCGTCAGCCTCAGCTGCCAGCTTTGCCTGCTTGCCGGCCGTGGTCAGCTGCCAGCTGCCGTCCTCGGTCGGGAACCAGAACTTCGGCCAGTTGCCCTCGACAGCGTTGCGGAACGTCTGGCGCCAGCCGCGCACGCCGGTCTGCTGCTTGTCGGCGTACCGGGCCTTGAACCACCGCCATGCCAGGGCGACGAAGTCGTGCGGCAGGCCGATGCGGTCGGCGTAGGCGAACACCGCGTCATCGACAGGAATCAGGTTCTCCCCCGCCTCCTCGCACTCAGCCCGGAATGCAGCAAAGCTGATCTTTGCCGACCGCTTGGGCTTCTGCTGCTGACCTTCCCCATCGTCACTTCCCCCCTGTGGGGGGTTAGGGGGGCTTTTATCTTTCCCTTCCTTTCCCTTCCCTTCCCTTCCTACCTGCGTGTCAGTGACGCGTGCCGACGCGTCAGTTACGCGTTCGTTTTCGTCAGTGACGGGAGGATTGGGGAGGGTAGAAGCCGCTTCGCGGGGGTTGATGTGCTGGTGCTTGGCGAACTGCGGGATGAAAGCCAGCCCGTCGCCGTACTGCACGACGAGTCCCGACGCGACAATCTCGCGTGCCAACGCGTCAATGTCGCAGTCGTCAGCCGGGAAGTAGCGCAGCTTGAACGTGCGCGGCTTCCACGTCAGGCGCCCCTCGCGATCTGCCTCACACCACAGGGCCACGTACAGCAGCCGCGCCAAGGGTGACAGGCCGCAGATGTCCTCGCTGGTGAAGAACTCGGGTTTGATTGTTCGGATGCGGGCCACTACGCAGCTCCCAACAGGTCAGGCTGCGGCGTAGCCGTGCGCCGGGCTTCCGCCCTGGCCTGCTCGGCCGCGCATCGGGACAGGTGCGCGACGATCTCCTCGCGCGTCATGGGCGGGCTGGACTCGATGACCCGGATGCACTCGTCCAGTCGCTGCAGCAGCTCGCGGTTCTTCATTGGCGGACCTCATCAGGTCGGCCAGGCGCTCGACCTCGCAGATGCCGTCGAGCGCGGCCTGCAGGCTGAGGAACTGGCGGAGAAGGTTGGAGCCGGTCGCGGCACACAGCGGGCCGACCAGCTTCTCGGGGATCGGGCGGACGCCGTTCTGCATCCGCGAGACGTAGGACTTCGACTTGCCGATGCAGGCCGCCACGTACTCCAGCTTGTGGTGGCCGGCGCGGATCATCACGGCCAGCGCGTGCGCCGCCGATTCGATCTGCCGGACGATCTGCGGCGGAGCGTCTTTCGGGGCCCTGTGCACGCCAAATGCGAGCGGGAGGGACTTTTGGTTGCCAAGGGTTTCCATGCGTTGCCTATCGTTTCCAAGCGCCTTTGGGCGGAATAAAGGCCCAACCCACAACGGATTGAGCCAAGTGAATTCAGAGGTGACGCGGTCGAGCGGTGTCGTTGAACTGGTGCCGGTTGCAGGCCGGCTGTTCGTGCTGAGGCGTTACGGCGATCGGGTGCGAATCACCCAGGCGGAGCGAAAGAACCCGCCCGCTCCCGGCAGCGGCACCGTGGTGCCTTTCCCTGCCCGGGGTCGGTGAGGTGGTCATGTCAGGCGCGCCGACGGCGCGGGGCGAACAGATCGGGACGCCTCTGGGCTGCCTTCCAGCACCAAGCGTCAGGAATGGGCTTTTCCTCGTCCCGGCCGGTCATCGACTGGCGAGGGAGGCCGAGGAAGCGAGCGAACTCGGCGTTCGTGGCGATGCCGAGGGCGGACTTTGCTTTGGCCAAGGTCGGGTTCATGGCGCCAGTAAATCATCGGTTACTGGTCGAAGTCAACCATGATTTCCCGTGGAGGGTCAATGATTCGTTACATGACTATTGGCACCCGACTCGAACAGCTGCGGAAGTCCGCAAAACTGACCCAACAGCAGATGGCTGACATCGTCGGAACGACGAAGCAGTACGTCGGCCGGCTGGAGAAAGGGCTGAATCAAACCCCAAACGGGGTGATGCTCAGCGAGTGGGCCAGGCACTTCAAAGTCAGCACGCGATGGCTGTCCACTGGAGAGGGGCCGCGATCTGCCCAGCCCGAGGCGTCTCAATCTGAGCGACCAGACTTCGGGAAGATGGGCTTCGCGGTTCTTCTACTTCGCCACTACCTGGAGTTCACCGCTGATCCGCCCGACTGGATCAGTGACCCGGTGATGTTGGAGGCCGCCTATCAGGTGGTTGAAGACTTTGGCGGGGAGCAGCGCCCCGACAATGTCCTTGACCTCACTAAGGTTCTGGCCAGAAAGATCAGGGGGCAAACAGATGGAAAGCGCGACCAGGTTTCAGGAACTCGCACAGCGGTTGGCGACAAGAGCTAACGAGTTACGCCAAGGCGCTGCCCTCCGCCCTGCCCTTGCTCTTGTCTCAAGCGGCGTGCCGCCTTCGCCTGCTGTTGCCTTGGACGCTATTGTGCGGGAATCCCATTGCCGGATGATTCGTCACTACCGGCGCCGCTGGGGTTACCCCATGCAACTCCTGATCGATCAAGCGTGTTTCGGGCGCACCGGCCCACAGGCACTGGCAGATGACGAGCTGGAACGACTTCATCAAGATCTCGAGCGCGCCCAAGAGTGCATGCTTGAGGGCATCTCCTTCGAGGACGCAGGGCTACTGCGCACCAGGTACGGCTGACAGGGAAAGATGAACGGAATTTGCTCCGTTCATCTTTTTCTTTGGCCCCAAAGTAACTTATCATTGACTTGCCAAAGTAACCCATGATTTACTCTCTTCAACGCCCCACCAGAGCCCATCCCGGGCCAGGGCTTGGAGATGAAGATGGGTCTGCACACTGCAACCGACATCGAACGGAACGCCCAGCGGAGCTTTGATCGCCTGCTGCCGGCCGACACCGAGCTGGTGTTCCAGGACGCCTGCAACTCCCTGGCAAGCACCTACGACCGTGAGGGAAGCACCGCCGAGCTGATCTCGGCTCTGGTGACCTCCGAGCGCGCACTGGACTACCTGGTTTCCGAGGTCGAGGTTCCGGCGCACCTGCTGCACGACCTGCGGGAGCTGCTGGACATGCAGGCCCGGGTCGTCCGGCAGGTCGAGCGCGAGATGCGCGCTGGCGGTGCCGCATGAGCGCCCCTGTCGATGTGCTGGCGGTGCTGGATTCGGCCCGTAGAAGGCTCGGTGACTCCATCGCCGTCCATGAGGTATGGACCAGTGACCAGATCACGCAAGACGACGATCTGCTGGAAGCTAGCGACGCGTTCAAAGAACTGGTCAAGCAGAACGCAGCACTTATCGAAATGTGCGACGAGTTGCTCCGCGTCAACAACCGCACTCTCGGGAGGGGCGCTGTTCGGATTCAAGCCGCGATTATTTCCCGCTTCGTAAAGAAGCTGGAAAGCACTCGCGTCGCCCTCGCCCGCGTCAAAGGCGGTGTCGCATGACCGCCGCCGACCGAGCCCTGCACTACCAGGCGCTGAAGCTGGCTTCGGGCTACCTGCTGGCCTTCTGCATGGGCGTCGCGTTCGCCGTCGTGGTGCAGGCGGTGCTGTCGTGAGCCGGGTCGACGTGCTGGCGGTGATGGATGAGTTGGCCGGGAAGATTTGGCGCGCGAACGATTCTGACCAGATTCTTGCCCTTGCTGACGAAGCCCGTGCCGCAGTCGCCGAAGTCTTCGCAGCCGCCCACGCATCTATCGCCGCCCGCGACCTGGCCGACCAGATGGCCGCCGACGACCGCCTGCGCGCCGCTCTCGCCGCGTGCGAACCGGAGGCGCCCCATGAACCCGTTTGACCGGCTGGACGCGGCCTTCGCCGACCAGTTCTGCCTGCCCCCAATCGCCCCGCCGATGTCGCTGGCGGAAGCCCGAGAACAACGCAACCGCGAGGCCGTGGACGGCCTGTGCGTGGAGGAAAGCAACGATGAGCAGTAAGCACACTCCGGGGCCGTGGGAGGTTTCCCATGGAGGTCATGGCAGCCCGCACGGATTCGTGATCGATGAGTACTACGTGCTGAATCGCACCGTGGCCGACGACGTGGCAATTGCCGCAGACATCGTTGACCCAGCGACGCAGATGCCCAGCGAAGCCAACGCCCGCCTGATCGCCGCCGCACCAGAGCTACTGGAAGCGCTGCAGCTATGCATGGCCGACATGGTTCTGACCGAGGCCCATTACGGCGAGCATCCGGCAGCGCAAAAGGCCATTGATCAGGCCCGCACCGCCATCGCCAAGGCCACAGGCGGTGCGCAATGAGCCTCCGCCTCCGCATCGCCTGGGCCGCCGTCGCGCTGTTCGCCGCCGTCGTCGTGCCGCTGCGCATGGCCGAGATCCACCAGGCCCACACCGACCGTGACGCTGCCAAAGCCCGATGGGCTGCAACCAGCAGCGTGCGCGGCTGAATTCCCCCGCCCTCACGGGCCCCGCGCCGGCCGGGATTCCACGATGCCGGCACCTATTCCACCTACCAGCAGAGCAGCCATGAGCAACCTCGTTCTCTCGCAAACCAAGAGCCTCGCGACGTCCCTGAACATGGGCGCCGCCGACGCGCAGGAGCTTGTCGCCGTACTGAAGGCCACCGCCTTCAAGGGTCAGGTATCCGATGCGCAGATGACCGCGCTGCTGGTGGTGGCGAACCAGTACGGCCTGAATCCCTGGACGAAGGAGATCTACGCGTTCCCGGACAAGAACAACGGCATCGTGCCGGTGGTCGGCGTTGACGGCTGGTCGCGCATCATTAACTCGCACGCTCAGTTCGACGGGATGGACTTCGAACAGGACGAGCAGAGCTGCACCTGTTCGATCTACCGCAAGGACCGAAGCCGGCCGGTGCGTGTGACCGAGTACATGGCCGAATGCCGCCGCTCGAATGCTGGACCGTGGCAGTCTCACCCGCGCCGCATGCTGCGCCACAAGGCGATGATCCAGTGCGCCCGCTTGGCGTTCGGCTTCGTGGGGATCTACGAGCAGGACGAGGCCGAGCGCATCATCGAGGGTGAGGTTGTCCGCGCAGAGCGAGCTCCGACCAGCAATACCCGCCAGCTGCCGGCCGAGCCGGAAGATACGCCCGAGCGCCAGGCGCTGTATGCCAGCCTGCAGGAGATAGCGACCGCCGGTCTGGACGCCTATGCGGAGGCGTGGGGCAAGCTGACGCCCGAACAGCGCAAGATGATCGGCCAGTCCGGCCACGAAACCCTGAAGGCGGAGGCGGAGCGCGCAGAGGCTGAGGAGGTCTCGCCGTGAGGCTGATTTCCTGCGACCAGGGCAGCGATGCGTGGCACAACGCCCGCGCCGGAGTCATCACCGCCAGCATGTTCGCCACCGCGCGCTCGCGCGTGGGAGAGCTGACTGACCAGCAGCAGCTGTATGTGGACTCGGTGCTGGCGGGTATGGCGTCGAAGGAGGCGGCGGAGCATGCCGGCTACAAGGCTGTGCCGCGCTCGGCAATCATCGAGAAGGCCATCGCCGGCGAGCCCATCGGTGACTTCAGCGAGGCGTCCAAGAACTACGCCTTCCGGCTGGCTATCGAGCGCATCAGCGGCGAGCCGCTGGATGAGGGCTTCGAGACGTTCGCCATGCGCCGGGGCCATGAGCTGGAGCCGCAGGCCCGCGCCGAGCATGAGGTGCAGTCCGGCCTGCTGGTGAAACGCGCTGGGTTCGTCCTGAGCGACTGCGGCGACTACGGCTGCTCGGCCGACGGCTTCATCGGCGAAGACGGCGGCAGCGAATACAAGTGCTTCATCAACCCCGAGAAGCTGCGCGCCTTCCACATCGACAACGATGCGAGCGAGGTGTTCGAGCAGGCCCAGGGCTGCATGTGGCTCACCGGCCGGCAGTGGTGGCACATAGGCCTGTACTGCCCGGCGCTGGCCGCCGTGGGCAAACAGCTGTGGTGGCGCCGCTTCGACCGCGACGAGGCGTTCATTGCCAAGCTGCGGGCCGATCTGGAACCGTTCCGGCAGATGGTGGTCGGGTTTGAGCAGAGCCTGCGCGCCGGTGATCACCAGCAGGTGGCCGCATGAGGGGCCTCAACTACAAGTTCAACCACATCGGCACCGTGCGCGGGGGAAAGGCCAAGGCTGCACTGTTCGCCCGGGTGGTGGACGGCAAGAGTTACACCATGCGCGAGATCGCCGAGCAGCTGGGCGTGTCCAAGACCACCGCCGACAAGCGCGTGCGTCGCGGCCCCTACCCGCTGACCTGGGCGAACCTCAGCAAGCCGCGCCTGGAGCAGCAATGAAGACCTGCACGAAGTGCGCGGCCCGGCTGCCGCTGCGGTTCTTCCCCTTGATAAACGGCAAGCACACCGCCGCGTGCGCGCCCTGCCGGAACACCGAGCGCCGCCTGCACGACCCTCTGCGCCCCCTGCGCCGCGATCCGCTGCAGGTCCACCTGAACAATTTGACCAACGTGTGGTGCCCGATGGAAGTCAGCAGGGCGCCGCTGAGGAGCATCGCATGAACTGGGAACCCATCGAGACTGCGCCCAAGGATGTGCCGCTGCTGGTTGCGTGCGCCACATCCTCGGGGAAGCTTGTCCGCCTGATCGCCGCCTTCTGCTCCAAGCACACGCAGGAAGCCAGCGACGAGTACATCGACGCCGACTGGTGCGACTACGACGAGACAACCGACACCTACTACTGCCCCGAAGGCTGGTACGAACAGATCCGGAATTGGGACGAGCTGAGCGCGGTACACATCAGCGACATGAAGCCGGTCCTGTGGCAGCAGCTCCCTGAACTGCCGGAGGCCGCATGACCAGCATCCACGTACAGCCGACCTTCGACCTGGCCACGCAGGCCGAGAAGGACCGCCAGCGGGCCGAGATCGCCGACGACGTGGCGCAGTTCCTGCGCTCGGGCGGCAAGGTCCAGATCCTCGGCAACAGTCCCATCGATCGATCCACCATCAGCCGCCGCCAGGTGGTTGAGGTTGGCCACGACAGCCGCACGAAGAAGGGAGCATCCGCATGACCACCGACAAGACTACAGCACCGGTACGCGAGCCCTACGACGCCATGGGGCCGGTTGATGCACCAAATCCGCCTGCTCGCGCCACCCTGGCGGGCGTGCAGCCCGGTGGGAGGGTGAGGCTGGCCCCGAAGCCATGCACCACCGCCTCTCCCGTAAACGCTGGAGACTGGATCGCCGACGAGCCTGGCATGACTCATCCGGAGATCGCCAAAGTCCAGGAACCCTTCTGGGATGACATCGCGGGCGAGTGGGTGGCCAACATCACCATGTATTCGCCCGATGGTCAGCGCGGGCGATTCGAGCCATGCGTCCCAATGAGCAGTTGGCGGCGCATCCAGCGGCCAGACTTCCCGCTGGCGCGCGATCGCACTGGCTTTCGATGCTGGCGTTCGAGCCTCGAATATCTCCCGGAGCAGGCCGCAGACGACAAGGAGGTGAACTCGTGAGCGGCCCGTTGAAAGCCACATGTGCGACCCTCTCCGCCCAGCCCTCCCCGGGGGGTCAGGATGCGCTGGCATCGTTGCAACAGGACTACGACAAGCTGCTGGACTCGTTTGATCGGCAGGTCGAGGTCGCCGAGAAGATCGCGGGCCGCGTCCTGCAGCAGAACGACAGGATCGAGGAGCTGGAAGAAGCCCTCGCCGCCCGCCAGCCGGTGGAGCAGACCTTCCAGGCTGGCGTGGCCGAATGGATGGGCCAGTGCTTCCTGCCGTCGCTCTACAGCAACATGACCGAGCGAGGCGACCGCCTGCTGGAAGAGGTGTTGGAGCTGCTGCAGGCCCACGGTTACGACAAGGCGCGGGTTCCCACGCTGGTCGACTACGTGTTCGGTCGCCCGGTCGGCGATCCTGCGCAGGAAGTCGGAGGCGTCATGGTCACCCTGGCCGGCTATTGCTGGGTGGCGGGCCTCGACATGCACGCCAATGGCCAGGCCGAACTGGATCGCATCAATCAGCCCGATGTGATGGCAAGGATCCGGGCGAAGCAGGAGGCCAAGAACGCGCTGCACTTCGATACCCCGCTGCCGGGTGATCCGGCCGCCACCGAAGACTGGCCGCGCGAGGGCGACCTGGTTCGATACGGCGACGGCTCGTCCGCGCTCGCCATTCGCCTTGGACCGCATGCCGGTGGCTGGCATGGCTATCAGTGCTGCGGTGGCTACACCTTCTTTACCAAGGCATATAAGCCCAGCCGGGCCGATATGGACACTTGGCTGGACTGCGCCAAGTACCGCGACGAGCGCACGAAGGTTGCTGACAACCGCGTCGCACACGAGATGTACCTGATCGACAGCCAGGCGGTGGGCAATGGCCCGTCGGGGGTGCCGGCGTGATCGGTGCATGCGAAGTCCTGAGCCACGAGCCGTCGATTCCAACGCGCTCGCGGGAGCACCATCCGGCCGAGCACGCCTACCGGGACCAGTGGCACCTCCTGGTGCGCGCCCAGTGCGAAGACCACTGGGATCTGGACGATGAGGAGCAGCTCGCCGGCCCGTTGGGGCATATCTTGCACAACATGCCGGTGCTGCTGACCGATCGCTATTCGCGGATCGCGGCTACCTTCGTCACCTGGCTGGGCACCAGCGTGGGCGGGTCCATCATCTGGCACCTGCGGGCGAAGGGTCCTACGGCCAACAACCCACTCTTCGACAGCAGCGTGCTCAGGAAGTGGCACGAGCAGAATCACCGCCATTCGTTCTGCAACCGCGGATTCCGGTCATCTGACTACCTGACCAGCGTGGACTGGGAAAAGCCGACGGTGTGTCGGGTTGCGCTGGAAATCGAGGTGTTCGATCACTTGGCCAACTGGCTCGGCTCTGCCGACGGTCGACGGTTCATCGCGGCTGCTGAGGCGCGAGCAGTGGTGTACCGCAAGGGGCTGTCGATCGATGAGGTTCTGGCGATCCAGGCTGGCGGGCGGGAGGCGGCAGCAAATGGCTGACCAGCTGCTCACCGCTGCAATGGTCCACGTGTTCGCCCTGGCCGGCTTTGCGGCCGGCATCGCCACCCTGTGGGCGATCAGCCGCGCATGCCGCGCCGCGCGCAATGGGCTGCGCTGGTGCTGGCGGAGGGGCGCAGCGTGAACTACTACAGCGAATGGGATCCCTACGCAGCGCAGTGGATCCGCAACCTCATCGATGCCGGGCTGATCCCGCCCGGCCACGTCGACACCAGGAGCATCACCGATGTTCAACCCTCAGACCTCGCCGGATACCGGCAATGCCACTTCTTCGCCGGCATCGCCGGTTGGTCCCTTGCAGCTCGACTTGCTGGGTGGCCCGACGACCGCGAGCTCTGGACCGGCAGCGCCCCGTGCCAGCCGTTCTCCGTCGCGGGCAAAGGAAAAGCCCAGGATGACGATCGGCACCTGTGGCCCCACTTCCTTCGCCTCATCCGTGCCCGACGGCCCGCTGTCGTCATGGGAGAGCAGGTTGCGGCGGCGGTTGGCAAGAACTGGCTCGACGGAGTGTCTGCTGACTTGGAAGCAGAGGACTACGCCTGCCGGGCGGTCGTTGTCCCAGCTTGTGCCGTCGACGCGCCCCATCGCCGGGATCGACTCTGGTTTGTGGCCCACGCCAATGGCGCACGAAGCGCGGCTGGGCTACCAGCGCCGACGCGGGGACACGAAGGGCTCGCAGGAATCGCTCACCACGGTGGTGGTGAATGTGTCGGCACCGCTGGACGATCCTCGCATTGCGGGCCTGTGGCCGACGCCGACCGCCTCGCTCGCCGACAAGGGCGTGCGATCAACGGAGGGTGCGATCAGGGAGGCGGCGCGGAATCATGGCCCCGACCTGGCAGCGGTGACAGCAGCGGCACTGTGGGCCACGCCGACTTCTCTGGCGCCGGCGAAGAACGGGAACAACGAGGCCGGCAACTCGTCGGGGCTGGTGTCGATCAGGGCGTATGCGCTGGCGGCGATGTGGCCGACTCCCGAAGCAAGCGATTCGACCGGGGGCCGCGTATCGAAGGAAATGGGGGGATTCCGCCCGAGCGGAGCGAAGCGATCAATCACGTTGGGGACGGCAGCGCACCACATTGGGACGGCGCAGCATGGATCGTCGGCCACGATGGAAAAGCCCGGCGGTTTGAACCCGGCATTCGTCTGCTGGCTCATGGGGTTCCCGGCCGCGTGGGACGCCTGCGCGCCTACGGCAATGCCATCGTCCCGCAAGTCGCAGCGGAAGTGATCGGCGCCTACATGGACTGCTACCCGGATCCAGACGAGCAGCTGCGCGCTGCGCTGGCCACGAACTGAAGGAGGACAACATGGCTACCGAGCCGCTCGTTTTCATCAAGATGCCCGAGGTCAAGCGCCGCACGGGCCTGGGCAAGACCACGATCTATGACCGGATCAGCGCCGGCACCTTCCCGGCGCCTGTGCCCCTGGGGGGCAACGCGGTAGGCTGGATCGAGGCTGAGGTGGACGCCTGGCAGGCCGCCCGGGTCGCCGAGCGGGATGGAATTGAACCCGCCAAGGCTGCGTAG